GAAGTGCTAGCAGCTGCTGAAAAAGCAGGCTGGGATCCTAAGTTACTAATTATCGACGAACTGCCTCTACTAAAATAATAAAAAGAATACCGAAGAGGAATTATCTCTTGTCAGAAAACTCTATTTTAAAATCACTTATCGATGACTTTGATTTTCGAAAATCTACCTTAAGGGCTGACAGAAACCAATACACTCACTTCTTAAAGAATGAGGATGCAAAAAGAATTATTTTATTTTCTTTTGCTCACATTATTAAAGGAGTTGAAAGGAAAGCTACACTAGTTGACCTCTCTGTTACGCTAGGTCGGCGTGTTAGACAAAAGTTACGTCTAGCACGAAATAGTATTGCAGCTTGCCATGTTGGTTTCTTCGTGTTAGCTTCTTTCTTTGAGGTAGGTTTACTAGACTACCAGTTGTTAAAAACAGATAAAAAAGGTCGACGTTCTAAGTACCTTACTTATACTGTTTCTGTTAAAAATCGTAAGGCTTTATTTGACTTATGGGAAGAACTAAACACTGAAGAAGGTGTCGACTTGTTCCCTGTAAATACTCCACCTGAACCTTGGGTAGGACCTATGCATCCTCTTGGTTACTCGATTATTAAAAAGAGTAGTCCTGAGATCACAAATAAAATCAATGCTAATGAACATCAGATGCTATTTGATGTTTTAAATAAGCTTGGCTCTACTCCTTGGATTATCAACAAACCTGTGTTAGATGTTATCGAGTTTTACATGGAAGCAGCAGAGGAAGGAAATCCGCTCAAATATAAACAAGAGAAAGACTTTGAGAAAAAAGAAAGTCTTTTCATCGAGTTAAGCTCAATCCAAAGACTAGCTAAAAAGAATATAGACAAAGTTTTCTATCATCTTTATAATACAGACTTTCGAGGTCGGTTGTATCCAAATACAGCTTTCCTTCATGAGCAGTCTAGTGACAACGCTAAGTCACTACTGCTGTTTGCTAATGGCGTTGCTATTGGTGAAGAAGGTTTGTATTGGCTGCTAGTTCATGGTTCTAATACGTGGGGTAACGACAAATGTTCACTTGATGACCGTGCAGAGTTTTGCTTACAGAATTATGACTTGTTCTTAAGCTATGCAGCTAATCCAACTGAAAACATTGGTTGGATGAAAGCTGATAAACCTTTTAGCTTCCTTGCCTTCTGCATGGAGTTAAAATTGTTACAGGACTGGTGTGATGCTGGCAATACTCAAGAGTTATTTGTGTCACACTTACCTTTGTTTATTGACGGTTCGAATAATGGCTCTCAACACCTTACAGCAATGTCTAAGGATGAAGAGTTAGCTCCCTATGTGAACTTAGTACCAAGTGAAGTTCCAGGAGACTTGTATGCTCTTGTAGCTGAAAAGGCTTGGAAGCGTCTAGAAGAACTAGAGATGCGTATTCCTAGTGTTATCTACAACCAACTAGACTACGTTCTAGAAGAAGCAGAGAGGTTACAGAAAATCTATGACGAAGCACCAGCTGGTTCTGAACGGAAAGCACTGGCCTACACTGAAGTGCAAACCTGGAGAAACAACAATCGTAAGTTACGCGAAGCACTTTATCCTGTATACTGGAACCGGATCAAAGATCTTAAAGTAAGAAGGAAGATCTGTAAACGACCAACAATGACTAGTGCTTATGGTGCTGTACCTTATGGTATGGGGCAACAAGTATGGGATGACACTCGCACTATTAATGAGTATCTAGGTCGTCAAGAAAAGCTTTGGGCTTCTATGCTAGGTAGAGAGCTACATGCTGCTTGTTATGAAGACTTGAAAGGACCGGGTGGTTTGTTAAAGTTGTTCGAACAAGTAGCAGAAATCTATAATGAAAAGCATGAGTACATGGCTTGGCAGTCTCCTGTAACTAACTTTCCTGTTGTTCAAAACTATCGTCAACCAATTAGCAACCGAACTTGGTTGTCTTATGGTGATGCTCGTTTCCATGTAGTAGTTGAAAACTGGGAAGAAGCTACTTTAGACAAAGACTCTCAAAAGTTAGGTGCTTCTCCTAATGTTGTTCATAGTCTTGATGCTGTACATATGTCAATGGTAGTTCATGCTGCTGAGTACGATGTTGCAGCTATTCATGATTCTTGGGGAACTACTGCTGGTAACATGAGTAGATTGTTTGTTCTTGTTCGTGAAAAGTTTGTTGAGTTGTATAAAACTGACCCATTGAAACATATCCTAAAACAGTTAGGTTGTGAGTCAATGATGCCTAAACGTGGGAACCTTGATATTAATAAGGTTCTTGAATCTGACTTTTGTTTCTGCTGACCTCTTAGCTATAAAGCAGAAATGCTAAAATGTCGAAAAATTGTAAAACAATAAGAAAAGGAAATGTCTAATGGCTATTATCAATAACATCGAAATTCATTGGGTTAAGTGCGATCCTTCAAAGCCTGAGCGTTTTCAGGGTAAAGGTCCTGCTAAGTTTTCTGTCCAACTCCGAGTCAAAGACAAGAAAGTAAAAGAAGCTCTAGAAAAAGACTATGGCTTCAAATTTTCTCCAATGGAAGTAGATGATAAGGTAGTCTACAAAACAAGTATTTCTCGTTATGCTTTTGGCTCAGGCGCAGATGGTAATGAGGATCTAACAAAACCAAACAAACCTGTAAACGTTATTCTCAAAGATGGTACTCCACTTGATCCAAATACAGTAGGTAATGGCTCAATCGCCAATGTGAGCTTCTATGTTAAAGAAGACAAGTCTAGTCGTACTCTTAAAGGTATCCAAGTAAGCAAACTATTTAAGTTTGAACCTCGTGTAAGTGAAGATGAGTTTGAGCTAAGTGATGACTTTGAAGTTGTAGGCGACGATAACTCAAGCAATGAAAATGACCCTTACTAAGGAATAAAAAATGACTGTTTATCTAGCTGGTCCTATCGAAGGTATTAGCTTGGAGGAAGCAACAAAGTGGCGGGAAACTGCCACTAGCTTTTTTCATGGACATCGTATTAACACACTAGATCCTACTCGTCGTAAAAAGTTTCATGATCAGCCTTACTCTCTTAATCTTGCAAAAAAAATTGTAAAGATGGATATCGATGATATTCGTGAAGCTTCTACAGTACTAATGAACCTTAAAGATCGTGGTGCTGGTAAAGCTTGGGGTACTATTTGTGAGTTAATGATTGCTCAAGGCCAATTAAAAACTATCATTGTGGTGCTTGAAGAAGGATTCAATCATCCTTTTATTGATTGCTTTGCAACAGAAGTGCATCACACACTTGAGGAAGCAATGGAAGCAACACTAGCTTATTACAGGTAATCAATGTCACTAAAAAGAAAGAATGCTAACTGGGAATTCAGTATTCATTTAGATTACAGAAAGGGACCTAACCGTATTACTTTCGATCCTACTAGTGCTGAAAGATTTTTCAAAAAAGTTTTAAAACGAAATCCTGAAGTAGACTCTATCACTGTCAAAGTTAAACATCTGAACTCTAACTTAGTTTGGGAAACTAATGATCCCGGTGAGTTAAATCAGTTTATTTATACAATCGTAAATAGAATCGGTATACTAAAATGAGTGACGCTATCAATCCTAAACACTATCAAGGTGTTTTAGTTATTCCCGCAGAACGAGCTAAAGAAGTACAACAACCTGATGGCTCTATTAGTCTTCAGTATATTGAAGTTATGGAGTTTATGATGACTCCTGAAGAATTTAAAGGTCATCTAAAAGGTCAAGCTTGGAAGTATATGCTTCGGCTAGGTGGTAAAGATGATCCTGTTCAAGAGTTAGGTAAGTCTGCGTGGTATGTCAATTATCTTAAAAACTTCTTCTCTAGGAGCAAGTAATGAGCTTTCTACGAACAGTCAATAATCTGTGTGAAGCAAAACTAAAAGAACTCGGTTTAACTGAAAAACAGTTTAACGATAATATTTTGTGTAATAGCTTTATTGCAGGAGGAGTTATCGCTTCTGTTGCAAAAGAAGAAAAAATTAAAGATTATGACTTGTTTATGACTAATGCTGCCTCTGCAAGGTCGCTAGTCAACACTTTACTTCGAAGGATTAGCCCCGGAGAAACTATGCAGTTAGTTACGAGTGTAGATCCAATTAATCCTAACCTCCAAAGAGGTAATCTAGAATTTGCTTATCCAGAACGTATGATTACTACTTTAGAAGAGCAAATTGATCTTTTCAATGAAGCATGTAAAAAAGCAAAGTCTAAAGGCAAAGCAATACCTGCTTACTTGTCTAAAAATGCTCTAACTATGAACAATGGAGTTCAAATTATTTTTCGGTTTATTGGTGATCCTAAAGAGGTGTTTACTACGTTCGACTATGAACACTGTAAAGCTTATTGGAGACCAGATCCACTAGGCTTACTACTAGGTAAGCTAGTCTACGAAGGTCGTAGCCAAGAATCTTTTGCTAAAAATGAATTAATTTACACAGGCAATACAAGGTTTGCTTTGTCTGCTATCAGTCGCTTAAACAAATTTATTAAACGAGGTTGGTGTGTTAGTCCTTCATCACTGTTGTCGCTAGCTTTAACAGCTGCTAAAATTGATTGGTCTAATCGAGATGCTCTTGAAGAAGAGTTGCTTGGTATCTATGGTATTGAAAATAAAACATTAAAGACGATCTTGAATCTATGTTCAACTGAGAACAAAGTAGATTTAGATAAGGTTGTCCAAGTACTCGGAGAAGTATAAAACATGTTAGAAAAATTTGTCGTTATTCGTGAACGAGATAACTATAAAGGTGGTACAGGATATAGTGGTCCTTTCCTACGTCAGTTAGGGTTTCCAGAGGGTCCTTATATTCATGGTACCGCTAAAATTCTGATTAACCAACTACGCTCTATCAGCTCAGAAAAGTTTAAGATTGTAGACTATGTTAAAAACTAAACAGATAGTATTTGACCTCGAGACTAACGGTCTCTTACACGAGGCAACTACTATTTGGATTTTTGTAGCTGAAGATCTTAGTACAGGTGAACAGACCGTTTTCTCGGATGAAGACAAAGATGCAAAACCACTAAAAGAACTACCTGCTTTTCTAGACTCTTGTCGCTTGCTTTCTGGTCATAATATCCTTATGTATGATGTTTTGATTCTTGAAAAGCTTTTAGGTTGGAAGCCTAAAGAGCATCATAAGTTAGTAGACACTATGATTATGTCCCAAGTCCTTAACTATAAACGTTTTGGATTCGGGCATAGTCTAGCTAAGTGGGGTGAGTTTTTTGACTATCCTAAAGTAGAGCATGAAGACTGGTCTCAATACAGTCCTGAGATGCGTAACCGTTGTGTAGTAGACGTTAAGTTAAATGTTAAAGTTTACAACTACTTAGTAGCAGAACTAAGCTCTCGTAAAAATAAAGAGAGTCTGAAACTAGGGTTGAAAGTAGAACATGGAACTTCCCGCTTTGTGGGGCGTTCTATTCTTCATGGTTGGCCTTTTGATGTTGAAAAAGCAAAAGAAGTTCGACAACAATTAGAAGATAAAATGTCAGCGATTGAACAAGAAATTAATCCAAGACTAAAAACTAAGTTAGCTCAAATAGATAGAGACCCTGAATTCAAGTCTCCTGCTTGGATTAAAACAGGCAACTATGCAGTAAGAACTGCTTCTTGGTTTGAGTTAGACCCCGCTAGAGGACAAGAAGAAGATCGTCCTGTGTGGGGAGACTATTGCAGAGTAGAGCTAGTTCATCCTGATATTGGTTCTATGGAATCAGTCAAAACATTACTGTATGAGTTAGGTTGGGAGCCTGATGAATGGAATTATGTTAAAGATGCTAAAGGTAATCCTGTAAAGTCTAGCCCAAAGTTAACAGAAGCTTCGCTTGAGCCTCTTGGTAAAATTGGAGCTATGATTAACGAGTTTTATACTTTACGTTCTCGTCACTCAATTCTCAAAACATGGATGGAAGAAAATGTCACGACTCTTGGACGTATACATGGTGATTGCTTCGTCATTGGCACTCCTACTGCTCGCTCTCGTCATAGTATCATCGCTAATATCCCAAGCGCAGACGCTACCTTCGGACCTGAAATCCGTAGTTTGTTCAGTAGTTTACCCGGATACGTTATTGTCGGAGCCGACTCAAAAGGAAATCAAAATCGTGCCCTAGCACACTATTTAAACAATAAAGAGTATACTGAAGCTATCTGCACAGGGGATATTCATGACTTTAATCGGAAAATCCTCGAGTCTATTGTTGGCTCAATGGGTCCAGATGGTAGGAAAAGGGCTAAAGCATTTTTCTATGCACTAATCTTTGCAGGTGGTGCTGGCAAACTAGCATTGATTGTTACAGGTCGACGTGATGCTTCTATTGGACAAAAGATTAAAGATGAGTTCTTAAAGAAAATTCCTGGATTGAATGAACTTGTAACTAAGCTAGAAAAGATGTTCGACGCTACCAACTCAAAAACTGGTAAAGGGTATATTATGGCACTTGACGGTCGCCCTGTCTTTATGGAAGGTAAACGTCTTGCTCTAAATTATCTGCTACAGTCTTTTGAAAAAATCACTGTTGCTGCAGCTATCGACGCTCTACAGGAAGAACTCGATTCTAAGGGTTTTGATTGGCAACCACTAATCGTATACCACGATGAATGCCAGTTTCTTGTTCGTGAGGATCAAGCTGAAGCAGCAAAAGAAATAGCATTGAAAGCTTTCAGAGAAGCCCCAAAACAACTAGGAGCAATGATTATGGATGGTTCTGCCGCTATTGGCAAAAACTGGTATGAGACACACTAATGTCTAAGTATGGAATGACTCGAGAAGAGTACGAACTCTTTAAAGGTAAAGCGCAAGTAGACCCGCCTGAACACTGGGTTTCTTATGCTTGGAATGAACATTTTAACGATGCAATCGAAATTAAACACTTCCCTAGCGATCTAGTTGCAAGAGCTTATTTTGCAGCTATTCAAGAAAACAACTATTATAAATTAGAAGGAATCAACTAATGGCTAACGTAATTCGCACTCAATTCAACGGTTTTGACGGTCGTCTAAATATCGACAAAGGTATTTTAACACTATATGGTAAAGAAAACACTAAGCGTTACAATGTAACAGTAACTCTTGATCTCCCTGTAGTACGAGAGTTTTTAGCTAAAGCTTATCAAGATGGTAAGTTTCCATCAAATGTACTTACTCATAGCACAGCTAAAAACAAGTTTTCTTGGAATGCTACAGGTCTAGAACGTTGGGACATCTGGAATGACAAGATGTATCGCTTGTCTCCTTATACCGAACACACTAAAGAAATCCTCTCAGCGATGGTGCGCGCTAATGTCAAGTAAAACTGTCTTTTCGGAATTCTTTTCAAAAGAAGACTACGAAAAAGAACTAGATAAATCTCTAAAACTGGGGTGCGTTGAACACGCACTCCTTTTTTACCATTTTTGTCAGTATTGTACTCTCAAAGAAGAAGATTTTATTTCTAATGAAAAATACTATGAACTCTGTGATTTTTTAGCGGATAACCTACATACTTTACCTTTGCATTTACAACAACATGTAGTCTTAAACGACATCATGATTTATGATTGCAAATTACAGATTGAAAAAGATCCAAATAAATTCGAGAAGGGTAAACATGTGTTACTTAAAATTGAAGACTTGCTAGAGATCTTAGAGGCTCGTATTGACATCGATTTTAAACTAGAGGTAATAGAAGAACTTGATAGCGTTAATTGACGGTGATGTACTGCTACATGCTACTTTGTGGGAAACTACTAATGAAAAAGAAGCGGTTAGCAAGTTGCATAAGAATATTGAAGATTATACAGACTACTCCTACTGTGATGAGTGTATCATTGCAGTAGGTCCTCTTGATGGTAAAAATTATCGGGATGACCTTTACCCTGACTACAAGCAAACTACTATGCGAGTTAAAGGGAGAGGTGAGCGTCCTGAGCACTTTAAAAAAGTTAAAGACTATCTTTACAGCTTAGACAATGTGCTAATAGCTGACAACATTGAAGCAGATGACTTGCTTGGTATTCTTAGTCGTCAACTAGGTGATCAGTCAGTTATTGTTACAGTTGATAAGGATATGGATCAACTAGCTGGTTTACACTATAATCCTAAGTACAACAAGGAAAGGTATTATGTCGTAACCGAAGAGGAAGCCGATCGCTTTTTCTTAAAGCAGCTACTAATGGGTGACTCTATGGACAAAATTCCAGGGTTGCCTAAGTATGGTCCTATTAAAGCTGAAACTATTATTAACTCAGCAAGCACTGTAGCAGAAGCAGCTTCTCTGGTTCTTGATCATTACTTTTTAGTGTATGATAAAGACTGGAAAAACTACTTTATTGCTAATGGTAAGTTACTTTGGTTGCAACGTAAAGATTACGATTGGTTCACCCTAGAGTCTTTCAAGGAGAAATTCCTAAATGATCGTGTTGGAGTTCGAACTATCTAATGGCTCTTATGCCTGTGTAAAACGACAAGAAGCTACAGAAAGTAAACCTGTAACTTACAAAGTAGAGCTATGGGATCTTAAACGATTTTATCACTCTAAAACATTCGGCAACTTTGAACAAGCAGAGTTGCATTATTGGAAAAAACTAGGAGAGGAATTGCTTTGAACCTACAAGAGGTGAATGGCTGATACAGGCCACTGGAACTGTGCAGGATTGAAGATAGATCCTGATGGCGCAGTTGGCTTTGTATACATGATTATCTATACTGAAACCAATCAGAAATATATTGGTAAGAAAAACTTTAAAGGTAGGGGCAAACTGAACAAAGGTAAAGGTTCTAATTGGAAAACTTACACTAGTTCTAGCTCCTACCTTAACGATTTAATAAAAGAAAAAGGTAAAGACAAATTTAAGTTTGTAATACTCGAACAATACTACTCTGTTGGTGGTTTAAGTTTTGCTGAAACTTGGAGTCAAGTAGTATGTGAAACACCAAGTAAAAATGAGGAATTTATGAATCGATTTATTGACAAAGTTACTTGGAAAGTTACTGAACCTGTAACTGACTACCATAAGCGTAAACTAAAAGACTGTATGAGGAAATACAAGTATGAAACCAAGTAGAGAACTTATTGAGCACTTGTCCAAGCTCACTTTTGACCGAGAAGGCTACCCCTTCCCTAATGAGCAAGTCATTGGAGTTTCTGTAGGAACTCTTCGTTGGCTAGTTAGTAATTTACAATATCAACTAAAGGAACCATACAGAGAAGATGGGAAGAATTTTAGTACGGAATCAACCTTGTTTAAGGTGTAAGTCTAGCGATGCTGTCCAAGTTTACGAAGAAGGACCAGCTAAGTGTTTTAGTTGTGGAGCTGCTTATGATTACTCTAAAGAGTATGCTAAAAAGCATGGAACAACTCAAGTCGAGTATAAGCAAGATAACTATAAACGAAGTCATTATAAAAAAGAAATTAGTCTTGATGATATTTTTGTGTTACCTTCTCGTGGGTTGTCGGAAAGACTAATTACAAAAAAAGTTTGCGAGTTTTTTAATGTTAAAGCTTCTTATGACGAAAAAGGCGATATCGATCGTTATTATTTCCCTTTTAGTAATAGCGATGGCACTGCGACAATAGGTTACAAAACAAAAAATCCAAAAGAAAAAGCAGACCAGTATGCTGTTGGTGAAGCTAAAAATCTTTTTGGCTTTGAACACTTTATGAATGGCGGTAAACGTATTGTCATTACAGAAGGTGAAGAGGATGCTCTAGCAGTAGCTCAAACTAGCTTAGAGAAGTATGGCTCTATTTACCCTGTTTGTTCAATGGGTGGATCTAACCAAACAGCTTACTTGTTAAAAAATCGAGACTTGCTTCGTAAGTTTAACGAGATTGTTATTTGGTTTGATGCTGATGATCAGGGACAGAAAGCAGCTAAAGAGGCTGCTAAAATTCTTGGTGCAGACAAAGTAAAGATCGTTAAAGCAAATGAGAAAGATGCTTGTGATACACTAAAAGCCTATGGTACTCAAGAGGGCACAAAGAAAGCTTGGAACTATATCTGGGATGCAAAACCTTATAGCCCCTCTGGTATCCTTGCAGGTGAAGAAACTTGGGATCGTTATGAGGCTTTTAAAAACCTAACTTTTATTCCTTGGCCTCCTTTCCTATCAACTCTAAACAAGCTAACTCATGGTCGTGCTCTTGGCACTATCACTATGATTGCTGCAGGCACTTCAATTGGTAAGTCTACACTTCTACGTGAAGATATTTACCATTTGTTAAAAACCACTGATGAGAAGATTGGAGCTATTTTTCTTGAAGAAGATGTAGGTGAAACTGTAGGTGGGTTAATGTCAATTCATTTAAATAAACGCTTAGGGTTACCCGGAGTAGAAGCTACTACTGAAGAAGAACGACTAGCTTGGGAGGCTACTGCTGGACAGCCTAATCGTATTATCCTTCTTGATCACCAAGGTTCTTTAAGTGATAACAGCCTTATTGACAAGATTGAATACATGGCTCTTAGTGGTTGCAAGTATCTTTACCTAGATCATATCACAATTGCTGTATCGGAGACTGAGGATGGCAATCCTAACGCTGCAATCGACAAGTTCATGTCCGATCTACTTAAACTCGTTAAACGACATAACATCTGGATTGGGGTTGTATCGCATCTTCGAAAAGTTAAGTCAGGGGAAGACTCATTTGAGTCAGGCGCTCCAATTAGCGAAGACGACCTTAAAGGCTCTGGATCGCTTAAGCAAATTTCGTTCCAAACGATTGCTATTTCAAGGAACAAACTGGCTGAAAACGAGTTGGTTCGAAATCGTAGTCAAATCTATTTACTCAAAGATCGGAAAACGGGAAATACAGGTCCTGCTGGTGCGTATCGATACAACTCAGCTACAGGTCGCCTTGAAGAAGTTGAAAAACGAGATGAGGACGAATTTGAAATCATAACAACAAAGGAAGTAGCATGATCAACTTAGAGCGATTGCAAGTGTTTGATATTGAGCCTACTCTTAACTTAGCAAACGAATTTAATACTGTTTATGGGCAATCTAAAAAGTTTAACCGAGCTAAACTGCGTTCTATTCTTGAAGCATCTTTAGTCTATGATAAAAACTACTACTGTAGTGTTTTAAAAGATAACGAAAAAGTAGTTGGGTTACTAGTTGGTATTGCAAGTGAAGGACCTTACTTTGATGAGATTATTGCTTCTGAGCTAGGATGGTATGTTCAGTCTGACTACAGAGGACGTAAAAGCATTGAAATGCTAAGTGATTTTGAAAGTTGGGCTAAAGAAACTGCTAAAGCAGACTTTGTCTCTATGTCCTATACCAGTAAAATGAGCAACTTAGATTTCTTGTATACTAAGAGAGGTTATGAAGTTGTTGAATATACTTACAAGAAAGACTTAAAATGAAAGCTTGTAAATGGGTCTGGTATGACATTCTAATTGCGTCACTTGACAATGTTTACAAATGCAATACTTGCGGCTTTAAAGTAAGAGTAAAGTCTTACGAGTTACCTCCAACATTATCAACAGGAAATAAGTGTTATGAACAAACAGCAATACTACCTAATGAAACTTGCCGAAGAAGCTGCAGAGCTTGCACAAGTAGCACTGAAGTGTGCTGCCTTTGGACTGGACGAGGTTCACCCTAATACTCTTGAAAAGAACTATGAAGCTCTTATCAAAGAATGGAATGATGTCAACGCTTGTGCTATTCTTGTAGAAGGAGAGGATGGACGTTTTGAG